AGGGCTTGAGTTGTTAGGTTAGTGAACGTAGCGACGGGTGTCGTCAGTGCTGCCGCAACGGTACCTCTCCATCGGACGTTGATCAAAAACCTGCCTGCTGAGATGGAATTGGGAAAGAATATCCTTTGCCATCCACCTGCTCCGGCGGTGATCGTACATCCAAGGTTACCTTTTGGCGTAGTTTGTATAGACCCGAGAACATCAGAGTTCTGCACATAAGGTCCGTTGTTGATTCGGGTAAAGTCACCCGGCCATGCCCCTCCTGAAGCAATCCGCGGTTTGAGGAATTCTATTTCATAGGAAACCCAAAGTTCGCCTATGTTAGCTGCTGCTTGCATACCTACAGTAGCCAATTGGAAATTTCCCCAATCGTAGAACTGGTAATCAAGTCCTGCTGCCAATGCCCCAGTCCTGGTAAACAGGTGTGGCATGACTTGCAGATTTGGATCACACTCGACACAATGTGTTAGATTGCGAGAGGGTCGACCGGACACGGTGTAGTCATACTGTTCCATCTCAGCCTTGTTCGTAAACAAGGGAAGAGATACGTTGTACTGAGTTGACATAATGACCGATCCGAGTGCTGTGTTGACGCTATTCAATGCGTCGGCTGACATAGAGTTGAATTCAAAAATCATTCCCTTGATTCTGTAAGTCTGGAACATTGCGGCTATCTGTGAGAGCCAAGGGAAAGTGTTCTGTGATCCTGGATTAATAGAATAGTTCCGAGAAACAAATCCAGTAGAACCGGTGATATCACCAAGAAATTCTCGGTGGGTGATTGTGACTCCTCTTTTAGTGGCATGCATCTTCGGTACACCATTGCCTTCTAAGAGTGTATTTGACTTCACTTCGTAATCTCCCATTCCCAAGATATTGGCACCCCAATCTCCGAGTTTTGATCCAACCATTGCTCCTGTCGGGCCGAGCAATCCTCCTAGCCCACCAAGTCCTGCTGTCATGAGCGCTCTGCCGAGAGAGCCCTTAGCGGCCTTGGGTTTGTGTGCTGGTTTTCCTTTGGGTCTAGCTCCCTTGGTGCGTTGAGTGGTTTTCTTGACCTCTTCTTTATCCTACAACAGCTTGGTCATGCTCGTTGCAGGCTCACCCAATCACTTGTCAGCCTATTATTTTTGCGGTAGGGCCACACGATCAAGTATATGGCTAAATAGTCATGCCCTCTCGTGTCTAAAGCGAAGCCGTTGCCCACATGGGTGGTAAGGTTAAGGCGCGTAATCAATAGACACCGTAAACAGTGGTTCGACTGAACATGTTTTTCGATTCGGATCTGGAACAGGGTCCATCCCCCAGCCTAAAAGACTCCATGGTCTCAGGACTTACTAGGGCGTTACAGGGGTAATCTGAACTCAGTATCCTCACTTTTCCAGGAAGTGTCCTCCGTACCCTCGCGGGCCGTGCACATTTCAGTGGCACTCGCTGGAGTAGTTTAAGGACTTACTCAGGTCCCAAACAGTTTAAGGACCTGTTGTGGTCCAAATCGGGTCAATATGACCCCACCGTTGTGGTGCCGCCACAACTCGGGGATAGTTTAACGACTTGTCCAGGTCACGCCACCGTTTAGGCGACTGGGTCGGCAACCCCGTCTGTGACACAAATGCTGGTCAGTAGAGGTTGGTTGATTGCAGTGCCCAATGTAGGAGTCCATTCTCTCAGTGACTCTTCGAGCCAAACTGGATCAAAACCATAGATTTTGTAGAACTGACGGACAACTGCTTCCCGGTCAACGGTGACTTCAACTCTCAGATTCAACTTGTGTTCAAAATTCTTCTTCGGCATGGAATAGGTGCGGCCTTCAGTGCCCTGCAAGTTTTTCTCCATTAATTTCCAAAGGAAGTTGCCAAGTACTGGGATCCAAGTGTAATACTTCATTCCCAATGCTACCTGTTGAACGTAAGATCCCAATTGATCATACTTCAAGTTGGGATCTGTTGATATGAAAGTTTTTCCGAGGATGCGACCTATTTTGGGGCCCAGAACACGCGTATCACCTGTGTCCCAGAATCTCATTGAACAGAACTCCAATAGGTCCACATCTGGTCTATGCACGATCTCTAATTTGTGACCACAATTGGTGGTCCACTCACACAGAGACTCAAGGTCGATGGGTTCCTTGAACATGAGAACATTGTCGTCACCAAGTTGCATGACAACGTAATCCTCTATGCCGTTCATTGCACACCATCCAGCGATCATCATGAAACCTCTGATCGTATTGCCGAATGATGTGTTGATGACACCGGAAGCGACTTTCCCACGATGTGAGAATCTGATTCCGCTCCTGGTGCCCCCCCTTGTTTGTAACTGAAGTCGGAGGACGGTCTTCAGCTCGTCATTTAGGTTATACCAATTAAATTCGGCGTCCAGTGCTTCTTCCTCATTGTGAGCGTCGTAGCGACTGTAATCTCCCTCGTAAAAATGGTAGCCAAGCTTCTCGTAATGGCTGACGATTGCTCCGATTTGATCCGGAGTTAAACCACCTGTGTAGATAAATTTCTTCCTGTCATTGAGGATGCTATCGACATCTCCCCAATGCAGTTTGCAGATTTCTTTCATCATCTGGTAGTAGTCAGGCGCAGAACTTGCAAGATACTCTTCTGTCTTGGCTGAAATGACCCGGGGATCTCTCTTGGCCAGTGCCTTGTAGACATTCCACTCACGTTTGACGAATGCATTTGTGTAGGACGATGCATAATAATGGCCTTCTTTGGTCAACTTGAAGGCTCTGCGGATCGTGTCCCGCCGTCTGAGTGGATATTTCTCCAAGAACTTTTCCAAGAGTTCTTCCTCGCTAAAATCACCTCCTGTTTCTGGGCATGGGAACTCTTTGTTGAATTCGCGCAGATTAATGTCCCAAAAAGCTTTCCTAACTTCAGGTGTGCTGATGGGATCAAGGAGTTGTCGGTTAACGAGGGCACGGGACTCGTTGTGTATACAGAGGCGAGAGCACCATACTGAATCAGGTGCAGCTGTGATACCAACTAAGAACCGGGTTTCTTGGCAACAGGCATGCTTTGGCAACCATTTGGGCATTGCTAAAGCGTTACCAAGATACTTGAGTTTATCAGACCAAAAGTCAGAACACCAGTCTACCAAAGTGATACAGGGTTCTTCTGAAATGGTATAAACACCAAGTTTGGGAAGCCATTGGCCGAAAACGTTGTAGATAACCTGTTTACAACATCTCCACAATAGCCTAGGGATATAAGCGAGACAGTCAAGAAACCACCTTAAGACAGAGCCACCACCAGGCGTGTGTCTCAGGGCTACAATTGCCGTTTCATCGAAGAACTGGTTTAGCACGTCCATTCCTTCAGACAATGAGTCCGGTGCGTTTTCTTGACATGAATTGAGCCAGAGGGGAAGTCTTTGCAGGGCCAACCGTTTACTGGTGGCATCAAGACCAGACAGGGCTATGTGGTGCTTGAGCAATCCTGCTAACTTCGTCCATCTCCTGGCAACTCTTTTCTCACTCATGCCCCAAGTGGCATCCGCGAGTGCACTGGAGGCTTCAAGCTTCTGGTCTTCCAAGGACATGTCTTGTTCATCAAAGTGCTCTTTGATGTCGACATCACGATCAAATTCTACAGCCTTCGCTCTTCTGGCTGTATGTGCCTGGATTTTGTCGAATTTCTCCAACAACATTTTATCCAGCTTTTGGAATTTGGGATCCTGTGGTTTCTTTTCGACTTGGGGTTTGTCGGTGACCATAACTTTCTCCTCGTCTTTGTCCTCGAGGGTCTCCAGTGCGGCGAACTTGTTCGGGTGGACAATGGAGGTAGGCTCTTGCTTGAAGGGGTTCTTGGCTTTGATGACAACCATCTGTTCCTTGCTTTCGGCAAGTTGTTCCCTTAGCGCGTCGTTTTTCCCCATCTCTTCTAGCAAAGCCTGTACTGTCGCCTTCTCCACTTCCTTGTTCTTACGAGCGCCTCTAGCAGCTACGCGTCTACCTGCATTAGCGTGATTCTCAGTTTTCGTCTGAGCGTTTTTACTTTTGCGTGTCATTGTAGTCGTGTTGTAAGTCATGAGGCGGGTTCTGCCCGTATATCCCCAGCATTCCTGGAGAACCGAATGTCCTAATGCCGCTAGTGTTACTCCCAACACATTATCAGCGCAACCGCCCCCGCTATCCACCATGGTACTCTGAATACTTCATGGCACCACACACTCTATTTACCCCAGCAACCGAGATCTCCGCACCTTTACAGTGTCCCGAAGGAAGAGATCCACACGTTGTGACCCACAAGTAAACATATGCCAGAAGTCTGGCTGAATGTGAAGCTAAATCCACTACTGGTTTCAGAGCGCACCATGGTAGGCTAGTGCGAAGCCGATTTTACCTGGGAGGTGTCACAGCTTGCGCTGCGCCTGTATCTAGGCCCCAGAACCCCCGTGCAATAATTCCGCCACGTTGACGAGACGTGTGTATGTTTGACTCGTGAATTATTTACTGCTCGCTCTGTCGTTTCGCAAGCACGGAGGACCCCTTTATAGTCTTTTTGGGCGTTCGAAATGGTGAAGATACCCACTCATGTAGAACACCGAGGCTGTAGACTTTCCGCCTTCGGGGTGCGTGTAAACCCTGGACCGGGTTTACAGCGCAACCGCCCCCGCTATCCACCATGGTACTCTGAATACTTCATGGCACCACACACTCTATTTACCCCAGCAACCGAGATCTCCGCACCTTTACAGTGTCC